CAAGGATTTTTTCGTTTGTGTCCTCTTTCGGCATACGCGACGATTCCGTATGTGGCAACGCCCCCGAGTCCGGCGGTTACTACTTCTGGAATTAGAAGTTCCATCCAAATGTTTTTGGATTGTGGGCCACTTATATATAAGTGTGCCGAGTGCCGAGTGCCGCTGGGTAATATTATGTCCAGCGGCACCCGCTCATTCGCTTACGATGGACGGGATGTATTTCTCACCTACCCACAGTGCGGAGAACTCTCTCGAGAGCGCGTACGAGATTTCCTACAGGTCGAACTTGGTGTGCAACGATTTCTCATTGCTCGTGAGTTGCACGACGACGGGAACCCTCATATTCACGCTTACGCGGGTTGGGACGCCAGGAAGCGCTTTGCTGACGCAAGAGTATTCGACGTGGACGGACACCATCCTAACATACAGAAGCCGAGAAGCGCCAAAGCCGTGGCAGAATATTGCAAGAAATATGACACTGAGGCGCTTTGTAACTTCGCAGTTGCAGAGCTTGAGTCCGGTCGTGGAAACACCGGATGGAGAGACCTACTACGAGAATGCCCCGATGCATCCACTTTTCTGGCACGAGTTGAAGAGCACTATCCACGCGATTTGTGCCTCTCTCTGGGAAGACTTCTTGAATTTTGCGAGTGGCGGTTCGGAAGTCAACGACCCGAGTATTCTGGACGAAGCCGCGGAGAATTTCTGGAGCCAGATGAGCTAGCTGCGTGGGTGACTAACTCACTTGAGGTAACGACATTACTCTGGAACCCGGGGCAAGCCCCGGAACCCAGAGTAAGCTGGGTCTCGGCCTTTGGGTTGGTTAATTATATAACGCATTTGTCCTGTTTGGTTTAATCGCACCGCTAACCCTAATTCGGGCTAATCTCAAGGTAAGCTCACTGAATGGTCTGGCCGTCCTAATTTGCTCAATCCCTAATCTGAGTAGGCAGATGTTGAGCGCCCTCTTTCGTTGCTTTTATGCGGGGCGAGCCGACTTGGGAAGACTGAGTGGGCAAGATCTCTTGGGGCGCACATGTACTTCTGCGGGCAGTTCAATCTCGACGACTGGAACGCGGAGGCTAAGTACGTCGTCCTCGACGATTTCAACATCAAGTTTTTCCCGCAGTGGAAGTCCTTTTTTGGAAGTCAAAAGCGGTTTGTTCTCACCGACAAGTACCGGAAGAAGCGAACCGTTGATTGGGGGAGACCGTGTATCTGGTTGTGTAACCGAGACGCAGATCCTAGAGGATCTCTTTCCGGAGCTGAAGTGGAGTGGCTTAGAGCTAACGCTGTGATATTCGATTTATTCTCTCCTCTTTTTTAAATTTCTTTCCACATCAGTAAACCTCTGTGATCGACATCAATTGCATCTGTCGCGCTAAGGAATGTCTGGCCCCATGTTCTGACGAGTATGTAGTACTGGTCGGCGTGTCCTCTACGTCCTGTTGAACCGAAGAAGCGAGGGACGCCGTCGAGAGTCTCTTGAGTTTCTTGAATCTGTACATCCTTGTTAAATGGGAACGTAAGCGTTGTGTCAATAAACGGGTCGGTGCCCGCTTGACCGAAACCGTGTAGCTTGAAGTTCCATATCTTGAGGATGGTGATGTTGTCATTGTTGAACTTTGTCACCGGTGAAAGACCGGCGAACTGTCCAGGCGAGGAGGTAACGTCAAAGAGTGGAATGTTGCTGTTGGGTGGTACTTGAGTCGGGACTGAATCCACATCCGTGGCAGGTGTCATGCTCTGGCCTTCGTTGTTCGTGTCGGTAGCTGCTGCAGTTACGTCCATCATGATATCCGTCTTGATGAACAAGATTTGGACGTGGACGTCTCCCGCAAGTAGTCCTTTGATGTTTAGACGCCACATGAATTTCCATAGATGGACTTTGCTTCCGTGTATCGAAGCACTTGTATCTCCTTGTGCGAACGCAGATTGCCAAGGCGCGAATACGCGTACGTTCATTCCGGTTGTTCCATTTCCGGGCGCGAGTGTAAAACCTGTTTCCGTGTAGTGCTTCTTGAATGTTTCCAGTTTCCGGACCATAATCCGGGTGACTGCGCGTTTGAAACGACGGCGCCGAGCGCTGCGCAAAACGCGTTTTACTCGAGTTCGATTGGTTGAGTAGCGACGTTTTCCTCGTCGCTTCCCTCTGAATCGGGACCTTCTTGCAATTCGTGGCATAACTGTTCGACCAATCGGAACAGTAAGTCTAGCTTGTTTGTTAGCTGTTGGAGTTGACGGTGGAGTTGCCCAAGGATTTTTTCGTTTGTGTCCTCTTTCGGCATACGCGACGATTCCGTATGTGGCAACGCCCCCGAGTCCGGCGGTTACTACTTCTGGAATTAGAAGTTCCATCCAAATGTTTTTGGATT